CCGCAACACTTCCGGCGCGAATCCGGCCGAGGTGGTCAGCAGCGTCTTGAGTTCGACGTCGAGGGTGGCGGTCGGCCCGTTCTGACCCTGACGGCCGGTGAACGCCTTAGACGCGACGAACATCTCGCCGATGCTCTTGCGTTGGCGGGTCTCGTGCTCCTGTGGTTCGGAGCCGTCGCCGGCCTCCTGCCCACCGGACGCGGGCGACATCTTGGCCCGGTCGGCGGCCTTCTGCACGGCAGTCAGGTCGTCGGCCTGCTTCGACAGATCGGTCAGTTCGTCGTTCAGGGTGCGGATGTGGGCCGCGATGTCGTGGGTGGTGCCCTTGACGGCTTTGACCTTCGTCAGGTCCATCTCCGGGCCTGCCTCGGTGAAGATGTCGCCGAGTTCCTTACGCTTCAGGGCGAGCTTGCCCTGAGCCTCTTCCAGCGCGGGAAACGCCATGGTTACTGCTCTCCTTGAGTGGTGGGGTTGCTTTGCAGCAGGGACTGGACGTACCGCGCGTACTCACGTGCGGCGTCCTCTTGCGGGGTGTCAAGCAAGACCCGGAACGCCTTCATCGCGTCAAACACCCATTCCAGGAGTTCAACCGAATCGGCGGCGAGCGCCTTGCCCTTGCTGCGGCGGAGAGCCATGACTTCCGAACCGCGTTCGAGGAGGCCATCGACCGCAGACAGGACGGCCGCAGCTTCCTCGGTGAATTTCAGTGCGCCGCCCGTGCTCGAGCGGAGTTCAGCGGGCACCCGGTCTGAGTCGACCAGGTGCGCGGCCAGGTGGTTGTAGACGCCACGGCGGTCCTCTTCGGGGACGCCGGGGGCGGAGCCGTTGAGTTTCGCGATCCCGGCGACACATGCGCGCAGGTTCGCGTCCCCGGCGGGACCGTCGTGGTGCGGGTAGCGGTACGACGTCTTCATCTCCGGATCGCCGGACGGGTCGCACCAGGCATACATCGATCGGAGGTCCATGATCGACGGCTGCACGAGCAGTTGATCCTCGGCCTTCGCGGCGCTCCACGCCTTCACCGACGTCGGGGTTTCGTGCGGACGGACCGCAGCCTTGTACTCGGACACGACCCTGCCTCTCTCGATCTCTTCGATTGCGCTCTTGGCGCTCTTCGCCGAGAGAGTGCGGGTATTCACGCCTGCGCCGAGCAGGACCGGGGATGCCTCGTGAACCTTGACGCGCTTCAGGAACTGGACATCCTGACCGTCGAACTTGCCGGGCTCGGCGTCCAAGATGTCGAACCCGTAGGACCATTCCTGCTTCGCGCCCAGCCGCTTCACGACCTGGAAGGTGTCGCGGCCCGCGGTAGTGTCGAGGAAGAACTTGCCGTCCAGGATCGCCTCGGAAGCGGTGATGCGGATGCGGCCCTCACCGACAGGCAGCGCCCCGTCCCATGACTTGTGGCCGTACGCAGAGATCAGCACCTCTTCGCCGTCTTGGAACGTGTCGGCTGTGCTGACGTCGCCGTCCTTGTCGATGACGTTCAAGGTGGCGAAGACGGCGCTGACCTCACCTTTGTCGGCATCCTTGATCTCAACGCCGCGCAGCGATTTCGAGTCCATTGGTTCTCCCGTTCATCGCCGGATCGGGCGGTGGATTGTCGGTTGGCGTATCGGCGCCGGGGGTTTGCAGTTGAACCGAGAACATCCCCGAGTGCTGCCCGAGTAGCACCGAGAGATCGCCGGTCTGGACGTACTTCACGGCCGCGTCCGGGCTGTACCCGGCTTCGGTGACCGTCTTCAACGTGAGCGCATCCTTGGCCCGGATATCGGCGTCATCCGATGCGTCCTCCCGCAGGAACGGGATATCGCGGTCGTCGTACCACAGACGCACATCCGAACCGGGAGATGCGAACAGCTTCTCCAGCGACGGGGCGGCCATGCCCCACAGATCGCGGATGGTGGTGTCGACGAACAGCCGACGAGCGGCGCCGAAGTTGCCGGCGTTCAGGCTCGACCCCTGCAGTCCTTCGGAGATTCCGAGGATCACAGCCGGCACACCGGACGCGACGGCGATCCGGGTCTCACCCGAACCCTGAACCTGCTTGAAATCCAGGTCCTTCAGGTTCGCCGACATCGGGATCGGGTCCGCGCCGGCGATGTGGAAGGTCTTCCAGGCGTTCCCGGTGCCCTTGTACTCCGCGTCGTAGATCGCCTTGTACTGGCGCAGTTGATCAGCGGAGGTGCCGGCCGGATACTTCAGCGCCGTCGAATGTACGGCGCCGTTCTCGAAGAACTTCAGCTTGTGCTCCGACGCAGCCTTGTCGGCCATTACCTCGCGGATCACCGGAGTCAGCCACGACATGCCACGGAAACGGGCCATCGGGTCAGGCTTCGGTGAGTAGTGCACCACCTCTTCCGGCAGGAGCATGACCGGCTCACTCGGGCGGGCACCGCGGCCCGATGGTGGCGGCTCGTAGATGTAGCCGACCACCTTGGCGTCGATCGCCCACGGATCATCTGACGGCGAGTTGATGACGATGGTGACCCAGTCGGGTCGCAACCGGGCGATGCGCTTCGTCGGGCCCGTAGCGGCGCGACCGACCCGGCCGAAATCGTCGGCGGTCGTCGAGTAGAAGTTCCCCGCAGCGGACCCGTCGTTCTCCATGTGGCCGAGCAACTCCCCCAAAGTGCCACCCGGCCACGGACGCCGCAGAAGATCCAGATCCGGGGTGGAGAACAGGTCACCCGGGCGGCCGTTACGGATCCGCTGCCACATGAACGCGCCCTGCGAGAAGACTTGCCGGCGACGGTCGAACGCACCGAAGACGATCGGGTCGTCCTTGAACGCACCGCAGACATAGCTGGTGAAGTCGTTCTCGATGTTCTCCCGGTCCGACTGGTACGAACTGCCGCCGAAAGCAGCGAACCTTGCCGCGTCGAGTTGCCAGAACGGAGCCTGGACGAACGACTTGCGACCGCGTGCCGCTTCGACCCGATCGAGGAGACTCACGAGCCGACCCCGCCGCGACGAGCATCAGCCCAGCCGACACGACACGCGGCCAGCATCCAGCCCAGCGGGATCGAGATCTTGCCGATCGTCCACCCGAGGGCGAACAGAACCGCCGCGACGACGGTGAGCGCGACGATTGCGGGGCTGATCTTGCGGGGGGTGGCTTCGACGATCGTCACAGGACACCCCTCACGAGAAAGCGAACGCCGGCTCTACCGGCCGGTTAGTTTCGAGCATCCAGAGCGCGCCCATCTCAGCGGCGAACGGTGCCGGGTCGGAGGTCGAGTTGCGCCAATCGATCGTCCAGCCGCCACCCTCAAGGGTGCGCAGCGCCAGACCCCTGAGTGATTCGGCCACGACCGGGTCGGGTGAGTGGGTGAACCCCAAGCCCTCGATCAGTTTCTGTAGATGAGCCGCCGACGAGGACGCATCAGACCCGTTGACCAGCTGCAGATCGATGCCCATCTCGGCCAGCGTCGGCACCCATGACCGAGCGGGCCCAGCCTGAAACGCAGCGAAGTTCGCGGAGGGGTACCGGTCGCGCAGTTCGCGGATGCGACCCGTCAGCCACGCGGTTCCGGGGCGATTGTCAGCCAGTTCGACGTGCGGCGTGCCGTTGTTCAGAGCGGATACGGCGATCGATGCCGAAGCCATCTCTTTCGCGATCGCCAGGAAGAACACCGGCTGCCCATCGGGACGAACGTCCTTCGCGGTCTCAGCCCAGGCATCCATCGTGATCGGCTCAGCCTTCAATCGCCGGACCCTCTGACACAGGACCTCGGTGCGGTACTTCGCCTCGACCTCGCCGCCGGCCTCTTTCGCCCGGCGCGCCTTGCCCTCGAGCGACTCCCAAGCGATCCGGCGCCCCAGGTTCGGGTTCGCCTGTGCGGCTTCGGAGATGTCTAGGAGATCGCAGCCCGGACGCGCTGACCAGGCGAACAGCCCGAGCCTGCGGTCACCCTGGCCGGTCGTGATGAAGCTCAGCGCCTGGTCGTAGAGCTCGTGCAGGACCACGCTGCGGTCGTCGCCCTCGTTGGTGATCGCCCACGCCTGCGCGTCGTCGACGGCGTTCATCGCGTTCTCGGCGGCCTCATGGGCCGACCAGTCGTGATGTTGCCGCAGTTCGTCCTCGACCAGGCGGTGAACGGTGAGCGATCTGCCGCCCTCTTCGTTCGCCGCTGCGATCTTGTAGCGAGATCCCCACGGCGTGCAGATCTCCTGCTCACCATTCGCCGTCCGCACCGCCGACCGGGCCGCGATGTCATGCCGCAGATGCACCGACTTACGCGCCAGACTGACCGCTTTCGCCCACGACTCGCGGGAATAGTCCAGTTTGGTCGACGTGCCGAGCACCATTCCAACCTGCTGAACCCACAGCCAGAACAGCGACAGGATCACCAGCAGTTCGGTCTTACCGTTCTGCCGCGCGACCAGCACCACGACCTGACGGAACCGTGGCCAACCGTTCGGCAAAAGCTCGAGCGCATGGATGACGAGCCAACGCTGCCACGGATCGAGCGGCCGGCCGATCAGCTTGGCGAATCTGACCACTGCGAAACCGACCGTCGTGTCAGCGGTCAGCGGGCAGCCACACCCGCACGGTCCGGGAGGACCTTCAATCAGTGGAGGAGTCGAGAGCCTCGGCGTCGTCTTGCCCAGAACCACCGGGGAGGCTAGCGCGGATGCTGGCAAGAGCACCTCCAACCGGGTCCGACGACTGCATGGCCTTACGGGACTGAGGTGAACCGCCGAGCTCGCGCATCGTGTTGAGCAGATGCGGGCCCAGGTACAGCGCTTTGGTCACCTCTTGGCCCTCGGCGTACTCCAGAGCCTCATCGATGCGGGCCGCATACTTCCGGGCCAGTTCCATCGCCGCCGTGTCCGCTGACCGGAGCCACGCCATGCCCTCGAAGGACTGCTCGACCGCTTCGGATAGCGAAGTCAACGGACCTCCTCCACGATGGGTTGCACGGCTCGGAGAGGGAGATTCGTGCACAGTTGGCGGCTC